CCAACTGGAACAACCCCAACTGGAACTACAATAATACCAACTGGAACAACCCCAACTGGAACAACCCCAACTGGAACAACCCCAGCTGGAACTACCCCAGCTGGAACTACCCCAGCTGGAACTACAATAATACCAGCTGGAACAACAACTGGAACTACGGCTACTCCTAAATATACAACTTACACACCTGATCAAATTACCAATTACATCAAAACAAGTGGTATTAATTTGAATGATCCAGCCGCCGTGGCAGCTGCTGAAAAGCAAGCCAATATGGATCCAACGGCGTTTCAGGCTTATTTGGCAAGTATACAACAAACATCTGCCGCAACACCCAAATATACTTCGTATACCCCAGATCAAATTACTAATTACATTAATTCAAGCGGTATTAATTTGAATGATGCCACCGCCGTGGCAGCTGCTGAAAAGCAAGCAAATATGGATCCTGCGGCGTTTCAGGCTTACCAAAAGAGCCAAGATTACAATAATTTTTTAAATATTATTGGCAAAGGCTCTGCCTCTACAGCACCTTCAACTGAGGCAGCAAACCCAAGTGGTATTGCGTCTTTACCTGCTAGTAATCTTGTTGCTGGACAAACCGATAAAGCTATATCTTCTGACCAAGTTCCTGCTGGATCGAGCGGAACGGCAGCTTCCACCACTGCTACAAATGCTCCTGCTAACGCAGATACCATTACTCAAATTGTGTCGCAAGGTCAGGCAGCAGGTCAAAGTCCTGCGGAGATGGCTGCATCTCTTATTGCACAAGGTATTCCAGCCGCTGATGTTATTGCAGTGGTTGGCCCACAGAACGCAGATGTTGTTAACCAAGCATACGCAGATGCTTCCGCTTATGGTGGAGATACAGCCGCAGCTCGTGGTGGATTGATGAGTTTAAACTATGCTGAAGGCGGTGCTACACCACCCAGATATTTGCAAGGCCATACCGATGGCATGGCAGATGAACTCAATACATCCATTGATGGAGTCCAACCCGCCAAACTAAGCCACGGTGAGTTTGTTATTCCTGCGGATGTTGTATCCCACTTAGGAAATGGCAACTCAGACGCAGGTGCTAAAAAGCTTTATGAGATGATGAGCAGGGTTCGCAAAGCTAGAACAGGCAATGAAAAGCAGGGTAAGAGAATTGATCCTGATAAATTCATGTATGGTGGAAGAGCTTATGCTAAAGGTGGCATTGCTAGTTTTGATGGCACGACTGGCAGTACAGTATCTAATACCTCTGGAATCCCCGGCCTGACCAATACAGGCGGCACATCCACTCAAGGGTTATCTTCATATGTTGCCCCCTATGTGACCAACATGTTGGGACAAGGCCAAGCCTTGGCCAATACATCCATGCCTGTTTATCAAGGCCCATTGACCGCTGGTCAGTCAGCCCTACAGAACCAACAATTTATGGGTCTATCAGAGATGGCACAGACTGGGTATAACCCAATGCAGTTCCAAACTCAAAACTGGAGCAATCAAGGCACTCCACATATGCCTAACACATCAGTGCCAAGTCAAACCCAATCTGTTAGCCAAGCGGCCAATCAAGGCACAGCAGGCTATGGCCAGCCTATGAATCTAGGTATGGGTCAAGGATCTAGTCCTGCTTCTCAGTACATGAATCCTTATCTATCTCAATCCCTACAGCCACAGTTAAATCTATTGGCTCAGACAGCCAAAACCAATGAGCAAGGTGATTTGGGTAAGCTAACCTCTCAAGGCGCATTTGGTGGATCAAGACAAGCTGTTCTGCAAGGCATGGATCAGAATGCATTGCTAGGCCAGCAGGCTAACTTGATTGGCCAAGGCTACAACACAGCTTACAACGATGCTCAGGCTCAGTTCAATGCTGATCAACAAAGACAACTTGCAGCTCAACAACAAACTGAAGCATCACGTCAGTTCAGCGGTAACTTTGGTCAACAAACATTGCAAGCTCTTGGTCAAGCTGGAGGAGTTCAGCAAGGCATTCAAAACGCCGCAGATCAAGCCGCTTACGCAGAGTTCCAAAAACAACAACAATATCCCTATCAACAGTTGGCATTCGAGCAAAGCTTATTGCAGGGTCTACCTACAGGTTCTACAACCACTACACCAAATGCTATGTCAGATTTGGGTACAGCTTTGGCTGCACTGGGCGTAGTTCAGAATCCTGCGTTGTCTAGCATATTTGGCTCATCAACGTCAAAAACTTAAGGATGAATCATGGCAGTTAATCTGTTTAAAGCTCAGGATGATTTAAACAACCTGATTGGTCAGGCTAGAACTCCTCAAGAAATTGATGCAGCCAAGGTTTATCTTAAGCAGTTGGCCAATGGTGCTAATAAAGAGATTCCCCAATTCATGGCTCTCAATGTCCTGAATCAGATGGAGTCTTCCAATCCAACACCTCCCCCTCCGGCTGGAACAATCAAAGACAAGTTAACTGGCACTCCTCCTCCAATGCAGGTAGCTCCTCAAATGCCACAGGGTGGCGCACCACAGGGTGCACCCATGCCTGCTCCCCAACAACATCCTCAAGCCATGACAAGAGGTGGTATTGCACATCTGCCTATCGATGAGAAGATGTACAACTTCAAAGAAGGTGGAGTGATTGGATTCAAGACTGGAGATCCTGTCCCAGATCCAACTTTCAAAGACCTATACACGCAAGCCAAACAAGAAGCAGCAGACTATGCCAAAAACATGGAAATGCCTGCTGACCCCGATGCATTGCGGGCAAAGTATATTCAAGAACATCCTGAAATGGCTATTCTTAACCAATTGCCCGGACAGGAATTACAAAAAGGCATAGCAGCACAAGAAGCAGCTCAGAAGGCCGAGTATCAAAGACAGTTGGCTCAAGGCGAAGGCAACAAAGCCATGAACCTTTCTAATGCTTTATTACAAGCCGCAGAACAGACTCGTGGAACTAGAGGCTTAGGTGGATTAGGCCCAGCTTTGGCTGGCTTTGGAGGCACATTCAATGCAGCCACCAAAGAAGAACAAGAGCGTATAAACAAGCTTAATGCAACCAAACAAGAAAAAGACATGCTACTTTTGAAGTACAAATCTGATCTTGAAGGCGCTCAAAGAGCAGCGGCTGAAGGTAGGTTTGCTGAGAAATTGGCCTATCAACATAGCATGGCTGATTCAATTAACAAAGCCAAACTCATGGGCTTTGATCTTGATTCTAAAGCTCTTGCATCTGCGGCTGGTATTGATGAAGCCAAGATCCGTGAACGTGGTGCTATGGCTGCCGCCAATAGGCCAACAGACGTATTGCAAATTGCAAATGCTTTGGTTGAAGATTCTGCCAAACAAGGTAAACCTATGACAATGTCAGAGGCAATTAACCAAACATTCCAAGGAAAAGCCGCAGGTGCAGATATAAGTGCACAAGAAAGAAAAATGGCGGTTATCCTTAATAAACGAACAGAAGCCGCAAAATCCCCATTTATTATGGCTGGTATGATGGCTCCTCCCGGATCTCCAAAACGTATTCAAGCTGAAGCTGATTTGCAGCAAAAATACAAAGAAATTGATGATGAGGTGAATCTTTTATACGGCGGCAAGTCAACATCTTCCGCTACCCCTGCGCCTACACAAACTAACCCTTTATTGCCACCGCCCAGTAGTGGAGGTTGGGGTCAGTATAGTGTTGTTCCTAATCATTAATCATGCCAACATACAGAATCACTGCGCCTGATGGTAAAACCTATCAGATTGATGGGCCTGCGGGAGCCTCTCAAGAGGATGTTAAAAATGAAGTAATGAGACAGAATCCTTATGCTGCCTATACTACAGAAGAATTAAAGAATGCACCTACTGCCTCAACCTCAACGGCAGACTACTTGCGTCAGCTTGGCCAAAGTGGTATTGGTGCAGTCAAATCAATTACTGATCTTTTTGGCGCTGGCAATGATTCATTAACAAAAACAAGCGAAGAGATTGGGAAAAAACTTTCCCCTGAACTTCAAGAAGAAGCTAGGATTAATCAAGAGCTACAAGAAAGAGCCAAGGGTAAAGGCATATTATCAGAGCTTGCTGCTTCTACACGACCTGTTTTTCAGCATCCGTTTACATCTGCCTCTACTGCCGCAGTATCTAGTCTTCCATTAATTGCCGGATCTTTTGCTTTACCTGAAACTTTAGGTGTTGCTGGCTTAAGTGCCGCTCGTGCAGGCATAGAGGGATTGATGAATCTTGGTAGTCAGAAAGGGCAAAACTACCAAACAGTTCATGATGAGGCCATCAGGCAAGGTAAGTCAGAACAAGAAGCCGAAGCACTTGGTCAACAAGCCGCAGAATACAGTCTTAAAAATACTCCTAACCTTGCTTTAGCATTTGGTACAGGAGCTATCGGTGGTGTCCTTGGCCCAGAGGCTAGGCTCGCCCAATACCTAAGACCCGCAGCCAAGGTGGCTGAAGAATCAGCTATCAAGAACATAGCCAAGCCAACCTTTGCCAAGGCTTTAGGGCAGACAGTTGGCGAGGGAGCTGGAACTGAATTCCTACAAGGAGCAGGTTCACAATTAAGTTCCAATATTGCTTTGAAAGACGCAGGGTTTGATACACCTCTTATGGAAGGCGTTATGGGTGCTGGCGCTCATGATGCTTTGATTGGCGCTTTAATGGGTACAGCGGTATCGCCTGCTCAGTTGAGCAGTCTCAAGCGGGAATATGATGCTGACCAAGCCAAGATATTGACTGAAGAAGCTGCCAAGAAACAGAAAGAAAGCGCAGATCTCATTGCCAAGTTCAATGAACAGAATCAAATTAAGCCTGAGCTTTTAGCTCTCCCTGCGCCTGCTCAGAAAATTGAAGGCAAACAAGCCGAACAGTCGCTACAAAATCCTTTGGGTAACTTTACCAAAGATGACCTAGCACCTGAAGTTGTTAAAGCAATTGATACACACAGGGCAGAGAATGGTAAGCCTCTTTTAAATAGTTATTCCATCGAAGACATTACCGATGCAATGCCTAGCCAATCGTTACATCCAGCCGACACTCGGGTCAAAAACCCAGAAGGCGAAAGAGCAGCTTTAAACGCATTGATTGCCAATAAGGTTGGCCACACCAATGAGAAGGTAACCCCGCAAGATGTGGTCAACAAGGCCATAGAGAAAAATGTAGATACCTCTGGCGAAGGCTTTAAAGACTTCCTAAGACGCACCACAGGTATTGGTGAGCTGAACATGATGACGGACGGCCAGAGATTTGCCGCCCAACAAGCATTGCAGAACATGGAACCCCATACAGGGGAAGCCCCTCTTATCCTGCCCCGGGGTACAAATGCCACCCATTTTGATGCAGATCAGCGTTTAAACAGCATCAATGCTTTAGACCAACTGGGTGGGAACATTAGCCAAGAGAAGGCTATTGAAACCATCAAGAAGACCACAGGACTACAAAGAGACCAAGATGCACAGCATATGATTGCTGACCTCGTGCGGTCTGGGGATTTTGATTTAAACAAGGAAAATGAGCTGGAGCAACCCAGTTCTACCTCGTATCTACCCAACGGATACCATATTGAAGAAGGCACGTTCAAGGAGGGCGAAGCTCCGGAACACTTCAAGATCATGGCCGCAGATAAGGAACTTGGGATAGCTGATACCCAAGAGGCCGCAGAAGAGAAAAGAAACAAATATTTAGAAACTCGGGCTAAGAAGTCTGAGAGTATTGATAAAGAGATAGAACAAAAGCAAGCCGCTCTTCAGAAAGCCAAAGATGATTTGGAAGCTATGGAGGCAATGGGTCAGGGCAGAACGCAGGAATACAAAAATGCATCTGGTGATTACGCTGGAAAGGTAGCCTCCACTGAAAAAGAAATTGGAGATTTAAACAGGATTAAAGCTGAGTTGGATCCTGAAGTCAATCCTTTATCAATCAAGGCTGGAAACATTGTACCGACAACCCGTAAAGGGTTCACGATTTTCAAGAACAATCAGTCTATTGGTACTTTCCCTGATAGAAGTGCGGCAGAGAAAACAATTGCCGCCAACCTCAGTACCAAAGAGCTAGAGCAGTTAACAGGCGATAAACGCAGGCGTGGCTTTGCTCGTTTGGCTGAACAAGAGCTTAATGACAGGGTAACAACTGGCATCAAGGTTCGTGTGACCAAAGAGTTTGAACAAGCCGCTCCCGAGCTAGGTAAACAATTAGAAGCCATGTTGGCTAAGTTTGGCTTGAAGGGTGTGGGCTTAAAGCTCATGAATACCCTTGGTGGCAACGAAGGTGAGTATGCACAGAGTCTAATTAAGATAGCCTTGGATATCAAGGATCCAGTTGGTGTATTGCGCCATGAATCTATTCATGCATTGAAAGAGCTAGGGTTCTTTACCGAGAACCAATGGAATGCTTTGAGACGCATGGCCAAGGATAAATGGATACAGGAATACCTCAAGGACAAACCCTTTTCTGAAGGCAAATCCCGTTATGACGCATACATGGAGATGTACAAGGGGGATATGAATGCCATAGAGGAGGAGGCTATAGCCGATGCCTTTAGGGATTATGCCGAGAAGGGCAGCCCACCCGGGATGATTGCTGCGCTGTTGAAGCGTTTAAACCAATTCTTTGAAGCCCTGCGTAATGTTCTAACCGGGAATGGATTCAACACCGCAGAGGATATCTTTGAAAAGATTGAGAAGGGTGAGCTTGCATCTTCTAAACAAGGCAAAGGAGAAACTAAGGCAAGCCTCAAGACTCCATTGTCCACCAGAGAGATCATGGAGCAGAACGATCAGTTTGCTCAGGCAGAACTTGGTTTAAACACAGAAAAAGCTAAAGGCAAGACTGGTGTAAACAACGTCCGGGATATTGCTAAAGCTTTAAACGCTCAGACAGTTGGTGAAGAGGGCGCAATGAACCGCCTAAGCCACACCGTCAAAGATGAAGACAGAATTGCAAAAGCAATGGCTGACGAAGTTGGTTATCAGTTAAGAGCTACTGCTAAGACAGGAACAGGTTTAGGGTGGTACTCCAATAACTATCCCAACGCAGTCAAAATGTTATCTCGTAGATTCCCAGAGCTTGAGAACAACAAACATGCTAGATCGGTATTTTCTGCGCTTGTTGCTGTAACCTCTAATGGGGAAAGAGTAGCTAAGAACATTGACAATGCAATTAAATTGTATTCAAAGCTTAGAGATGGTAAACCTTTGGTTGCTATGGGCAACCGCCGTGCGTCTGCTTTGGATAAAAATTTAATAAACATTGAGAATTTATTACGTAAGTACGGCACTGACTTTGAGAAAGAATTACTTAAAGAGATCACTGTCAAAGACATGAATGCATATCTGCGTTCTATTGGTGAAGAATCAGATGCCAGCTACTTAGCTAATACGGTCATTCCATCAGCCGCTATTCACTTTGGCCCTAAGCTTGGCGCTTTCTACGCCAACCTGTCCGGTTCAGAGGGTTACCTCACAATGGACTTATGGTGGACTAGATCTATCAACCGTATGCGTGGTTTGTTAATACCAAAGGCTACAAAAGCATCTCTTGATAAGTTTAGAGAAATGCTTGATATGCCTGACGCAAGCGTTAATGATTTGGTTGAAGAGTCTATTCCACTAAGAAACATATACGAAGAGAATGGTTTTGTAACTGATCTTGAGTTTCTTGCTGGTGGCAAAGAACCTGCCAAGAAAGTTCTTAAAGAAGCATGGTTTAAACGAGCTGAAGCCGCTGCTGGTGATGCCTACGATCAATTCTTGTTTGAACACAACTTACTTAAGATGGCTAACACCATCTATAAGAATGAATTTGAAATGTTGGAAGAGGCTCCATTTTCTGCAACAGATAGAGCTTTCATGTACAAGGCGGCACGTAAAGCCCAAGCTTTACTGCGTGGTGAAGGAGTTGACTTAACTCTTGCAGACATACAAGCCGCCCTGTGGTACTATGAAAAACGTTTATACGCAAAACTTAGCGGGAGGAAAGCAGATGACATCGGATACGAAGAAGCCATTATCAAACAAGCCAATCAGGGTAATAGATCCGTCAGACCCAGTGTGGTCTTCACTGGACAACAAAACGGCGGGAATGTCTCCACAGGAGCGGTTCAACTTTCTGGACAACCTAGTTCAGCAACTGTCAAAGCCAGTCTCAAAGGAATAGTAGCAGAGGTTGCACCGAACCCTGACCAAGAGGTAGCCGCCCGTTGGCGCTTAATGAACAGCGCAGACAAACAACAAACTACTGAGGTGGTTGCTCGCCGTGTCATACCTAAGTTATTTGATGACATGGGTTTTAAAGGCTGGTCTTACAACATTTCTTCTGGACGTTATGAGGGTGAGCAAAACCCCAATATCATCATCAGTGCGCCGGATAGTGCAACTGACGAAGAGTTAAATGAATTTGCTAAAGTTATAGGTAATGTATTTGACCAAAAGGCTATGGTTACCTATGACGAAGACAACACAACGTCAGACTCTCAAAATGGATTTGTATCAGTCATCATTCCAGATGGAATGGATGATCAAACATTAACCAATCTTAGAGATCATATTGCCAAGGAAGTGCCTGAAGCAAATGCAGACACAGTACGTGATGGGAAAATTCACTTTGGAAACTTTTCTAAGTACACAGACAATGAAATCTCCGATGAACAATATTACAACAATATAAAAGATGCTATTGCTAATTTTGATTACGATGGTATTATTGATGTTCAAAAACCAATTCAATTCCATAGCGAGTTGATTGAACCTACAAACAGGGAAGAGTATTTAGAAGGAACAAGATATGGCACAGATCAGGGAAGTAGAGAGAAAGCCGGGGGAGACGATCTTTGGAGGCAAGGGCGTAATAGGCTTGAAGCCATTTCAGAAGATGCAATCAAACTCAGGAACAATTGGATCGAATCCGGAACGAAGTTTAGCGAGAGCGGCAGAGCAGGCGCTACTACGTTCCCCAATGTTGAAGCAGAATACGGAACCCCAATAAAGAATGCGTCAAGCGCAGTCGGTATTCATTTCAGCAAACAAAAACGCAATACATTAATATCTAAGTTTTTTGGCACTGGTCTGAAAGGGCTAGAAGGCGAACGTCTCAGCGAGCCTTCCAACAGAGACATCAAAGACCGCATCTATTTCTATGTAGATAAAGGCAAAGGCATTGTTCCAGAAGCTGGAGTTGGCGGTGCAGCGCATGTTGTTCGTTTAAACAATCTTTATGATACAGTCAAAGATCCTTTGGGGATTATCAAAACCAATAAAGGTAATGGTGCAAATGAACGTGCATCTAATCTAGAGCGTAAGATCAAAAACGCAGGGTTTGATGGATACATGTTTATGGATCCGTTGCAAAACCAAGGCTATGCCGTATTGATTGGCGAACACAACATATCTGTACCTCTAAGCAAAGCCAGCTTAAAAGCTCCTGATACACCTGCGTTTAAACGTTTCTTTGGAGACAGCAAGGTTGTAGACAAAGCTGGCAAGCCAATGGTTATGTACCATTCAACATTTGCTTTCATGAAAGAAGGCCCAGAAAAAGGTAATCTTTTTACCGAGTTTAAACTTGGAGCAGATGGTAAGCTAGGCGAAGGTATATACAGTACATCTATACCGGAGTATGCAGAAAAGTATGCCCAAGACGGGGCTATGATGCCTTTATGGGTTCATATAGAAAACCCATTTGAAATGAATGTTGGTAAAGACGCTCTTAGAAAAGAAAGAGACGGCCTTTATTTAACTCATGAAGCAGGTGTTTCTTTCAAAACACAACTTGATGATAAAGTTAAAGAACTAACCAAAGGCAAAAAACGCCTAATGGATTTGGATGGTGATCAAGTTAGAGCTTTGTTTGAGAAAAATGGCTATGACGGTCTTATGATTAAAGATCCTGATGGCAACATCATAGAAGCCAATGCGTTTACACCCAATCAATTGAAGTCGGCCACAGGTAACAAAGGCACTTACGACTTCAACAAAGCAGACATTAGAGCCAGTCTTGGCACTCTTTTAAATGGCATACCCAACGCTGCTGGCTTGGCAGATCGTTTAAACACTGTTACTCCCGGGCGGGAGGATGTAGGCTACGCCCGCAGAATGATTGAGGCAATCAATCCCAAGAACTTTGGTGACTTCCGTACCAACTTCCTAAACCGTTATAACCAGTTGGCCGTCCATGACAAGATGCTTGCCAAGTCCAAAGGGCTTGTTAAGCTGATGGCCGATGCTAGTGCTGAATCTGCGGCTTTGATGTCTGACCTAGCGTCCGGCATTGCGGCAGAAGCCATTGGCAAGAACGGCGGTGTCCCTGTTTACAAGAATGGTTATACCTCCATAGACAAATCTACCAAAGGCTTGGTGGAGATCTTTGCCCCGCTTGCCAAGTTAAATGACCCCAATATGTACAGGTTGTACCAGTTTTGGGCTGGATCTAAACGGGCTAGAAGGTTGATCAAAGAAGGCCGTGAAGAGAACTACACCCCCGCAGATCTTCAACATGCCAAAGAACTAGAGAAGAAATACGGTCATGTCTTTAATAAAGTCCATGATGACTGGATCAAGTACAACAACGGCCTTGTCAAATACCTCGTTGACACGGGTGTGCTATCACCTGAAAAGGCCAAAGAGTTCTCCAAGTACTCCGACTACATTCCATTCTATCGTCAGGTCGATGGCGAAACGACTGTAGGCCCACAACTATTCCAGTCCATGACTGGGGTCAAGGCTCCCAAGAAACTCAAGGGCGGTGAAGGGCCACTGGCCGATTTCCTAGAGACTGTGGTCAGAAATACCCATGCCGCTATCCAGTCTGGTACAAAGAATGTGGCGGCTACAAGGGCTGTCAAGAACGCAGAAGAACTTGGTCTGGCTGAGAAAGTGCCGTTTAAACAAGACAGCTTCAATACCGTGAAGATCTTCGAGAACGGCAAGGAGTCCTATTACAACGTGGCTGATCCGCTTTTGGTTCAATCCATGCAGGGTTTAAACCTACCTGACCTGCCATTCTTGGGTATCCTTGCTGCGCCTGCCAATTGGTTACGGAACATGGTAACCAAAGACCCCGGATTTATGTTGGCCAACATGATGAAAGATTCGATCTCGGCCTACATTACAAGTGGGTCAAACATGACCCCAGTCATTGATACAGTCAAGCATTTCACCACTGCAATGGCAGGCACTAACCCAACCATAGAAAAGCTCAGAGCCGCAGGGATAGGTGGTGGCCATTTGGGTGGGGATATTGAAGCCGCAGGCAGGGACTTGGCCAAGAAGCTACGCAAGGAAGCTGGAACTAAGACAACTCTAGAGAAGGGGCTTACCCCGTTTACATCTCTATGGGAAGGATTGGAGCATGGCACAGAAGCATCTGACCTAGCTACCCGTGCGGCCATCTACCAAAAGACAATGGATGAGACAGGCAATGAGGCCGAGGCCATTTACCAAGCCTTGGAGGTAATGAACTTCTACAGGAAAGGGGCTAACCCTATCATCCGTATTTTGTCTGCGGTGACTCCATTCCTGAACGCAAGGATCCAAGGTTTGGATGTGTTCTACCGTGCAGGGTTTGCACCAATCTTTGACAAGAATGCAACAGAAGCTGACAAGGCTAGACAAAAAGCTTTCTTTGTCCGTGGTGCAACCATCATGGCATTGTCTGCGGCTTACTGGGCAATGACCCATGATGATGATGATTACAAGAAACAGGAACAAGAAACTCGGGATAACAACTGGCTAGTCCCTTCCCTCGGAGTTAAGATCCCAATCCCATTTGAAGTGGGCTTTATATTCAAGGTTATCCCTGAGAGAGCTTTAGAGTATTTCTATGGCAATGACACAGGCAAGGATTTCCTCAAATCAATGGAGCGGGGGATCACCTCTACCCTGTCTATCCAAGCACCGCAGATCTTCCAGCCTGCGCTTGAAACCATGACCAATTACTCATTCTTTACCGGACGGGCGATTGTTCCCCAAGGCTTACAGAATGTAGCCCCCGAATATCAAGTTGGCCCATCCACAACCAAAACCTTTGAGACCATAGGTAAAGAACTGGGTCAGTCCCCCATCATGCTTGAGCATCTATGGAAAGGCTACACAGGAACGATGGGGATGTACATGGTGGATGCTATAGATTCCATCATCAATTTAAACAGCGATGTTCCTAAAGCGTCCAAGCGCTTTGAGCAAATGCCATTCATCAAGAGGTTTGCCCTAGATCCAGAGGCACGGGGGTCGGTATCTTCCTATTATGATCTTAAAGACTCAGTAGATCAGGCGGTGCGTACAGCCAATCTATTAGAGAAGACGGGTAACTACCAAGACATCGGCGAATACATGCAAGAGAACGCAGGACTCCTAGCCACGGATGACTACGTTAAATCTATGGACAAGAGCATGAAGGATCTTCAGAACGAGGCCACAATCGTTCGTTCGTCAGGCATGAGTGCTGATGAGAAGAGGGATGCATTGAAGGCCATCGGTGAGGCACAGAATGCCTTAACGGCCAATGTCCAGTATCTTAAGAAGATGATGTCTGAACGATAGAGTTATCGAAGAGCCAGCCTATCGTTTTACGGTGGGCTGCCTCCCACATGTTTAAACGCTCCTCCCGGGTCATCTTGCTGCCTTGGTCTAAATCTGCATGGCAGGTAAAGCAAAGGGCTGCGATCCTATAGTCATGTGCTTTAAGACCACGGCCTTTGCCATCTATTAATTGATTGGAATGTGCGGCCACTACCGTGCCATCTTCAATGCCACAGTTTTGACAGGGGGAATTCCTTACCGAATCCAACAGGGTTCGGTTCCTGTACATTCCTTTTTGGTACAAAGATTACCTCTTTTCCGTCTATGTCTTTGGTTGTAAATCGATGGCCGTTTAAACATTGTCTTCGTCTGCGGTCATCTCGCTTCTCAAGGATTCTTGTGCCTTTACCACATTCAGGACAGTTCATTCTAGATCCCATTCATCTTCAGGCCAAACAAGGACGGGTGTCTCGGGGCCAAGATATCCGTCTTCTATATTAAACTCAATGAACTCTCGGGCTTCTTCTGACGACATTCCATCCCGTCTCATCAGAATTTCCCTTATCTTTTCTGCATCATATACCAAAACATTGACTCGAGTTTGATCTCGCCATATAGATGCAGGGCCAATGATAGCTTCGTCAAAATCATTGTATTTGATCATAGGAGTTCCATTTGCCTTGGTGCTGGAGTGAAGTCAGACTCAATGCCATATTTGAGCAATTCTATCTTGAGATGGATAAGACTAACCCTGCCTATATTAGGTTCTTTATAGAGAAACCTTTGTTGTTTAAGCAGATCCTCAATGGTGTGAATGTTGGCCATCCTCAATACATTCCTAATCCTCTGAGTTAGATTAAGATCTTCTAGTCGAGGTAACTTAGGTTTAGCCTCCTTGGTTGTGATCATGGCATCAGCAAACTGATAAGCCATTTTGGATACTTGATTACAATATGTTGATAAACCACCTTCCATGATGATGCCTTGCATGGCCATGCCTGCAAACCAATCTCTTAAATCCATACCTTCTTGCATTGTGTTGTTTGGATTTGGAAATGCTTTCATGTGTTTTTCTCCTTTAGTTTGGTTTCAATGTTTCTAACCATTTCAAATATAGTTGTGCGCCCAGCCCCCGTCTGAAAATCTTCCCAATCCCAGTAAAGTTCTACTTCCTCATCAGTCAGTCCCCGCCATTCTTTCTTACAAAATCCTCCATAGTTGGAACACATTTCTGAATTCCACTTGGATTCGTTTACACGCTCAGTCTCTTTGCACTTGGCTGCAATGCGATCAAACTCTTCGTCTTCTTCTGTCATAACATTCTCCTATTAATCAAACCATTTCCGCTTTATATATCTTTCAGCACACGCAACACAATAAAGAGCATGACCTTCATCAGCACCACATTCTGCACACGCCACAGATTGGTGTTTAGCCAACGCCCTGTTCGCCATCTCCAATGCGTTCTTCAGGCGGTGTAACTCAATCTCTATCTCTTTCAGTTTGTCAATAGCTTCAAATGTTTTTTCATGCTTCATCTTTACCCTCCATGTCTTTCAACATATGATTCAAGGCAAACATCTTCTTCGTAGTTTCCATTTGCTGCTTGTGCAGTTGATTCATTGCCTCGCTCAATGCTTGGTTTGCACCATACAACTCATTTATCTCGTCTTTGATTTCTTGTTTGGTTTTCATTTTTGTTCCCTTGCTCGAATTTTTTCCGCAATGATTTCAGAATAATTACGCTCTATTCCCTCAGCATATTCATCCGCCACTTTTGCACATTCCTCACGTTCTATTTCTGCAAATTTATTGCACATCGCCCACGCATCCAACTCGGTGAGGATCATAATGATGCGCCCCTCTGAGTCTTCGTAAAACGTTTCGTAAATGCAGTTTTTTTCTATCCAACTTTTGAAGTCTTCGTATTTCATTTTTTACCCCTTGGGTTATAGTTTAGAATTCCAAGACAACCTTTAATCTTATCTTGCGCCGCCTCTAGAGGGTTAAGGTTAAGACATACAAGACAATCGTTAATCTTGTCTTGCGCCACCTCTAGATCACGTTCCAATTCATAAATGTATGCATAATTTGACGCACGCTCTTTTTCTGCAACCAGTTTGGCAAAGGCTCGTAGCGTTTCATCTGCAAAAACCCATGCGTATGAATTCCAATCTTCTCTTGGCTCTTGCTCTAAAGCCCGTCTAGCCATCTCTATGATTTCATCTTTAGTCATCTTTAAACTCCTGTGCAAATAGCCAAGCCAACACTGCTGCGAATATCAATGTAAACGCAGTTGCCGTTAAAGCAATGATCCAGATAATAATGTCCGTCATGATTCACCTATCAGTTTAAACGTTGTTGTTATCTTTTCCTGAATTGATTTTTTATCTGCGCCATCTTTCATCTCCGCATCAATCCAACGCAGAGTTTCATACATCACCTCTGCATTGACGGCTCTTCTTAGCTTGTCCTCATCATCAGGGTAATTAAAGGATAATGTTGCTTGCATTCTCATTCTTTCCCCTTGGTTTGGCCAATAGCCATTTGTCGCCTAACATTCGGATTGACTTAACCCACTTGCGTTGGTTGTCCCTATTTTGATAATAGGGAATGTAATCCACGTTATAGAGTTCTCTAACTTTCTTCAGCATGGTGATGTCCACGTTGTTTCCTTTGTTCTTTGGTTTCACTGATCCAGAATCCATCTTTGTTTAAACTCATACCAGCAGCCGTCATTTCTTCTTCGGTCATACATCTGCGGTCGATTCCAAACTTGCCAATCCTGTGTAATTCAAATGGATAGTTGCTGTTAAACCTTTGTTTACACGTACCGCATTCGTTTCGGTTACCCACTAGTGGTTTCATTGGTCATCTTCTTTTGTAAAAGTTCTTGTTCGATAAGCTCGGCCATCGAGGTTCCTGATGGGAACCTCAACTGTGCGGCTTGCATCTCATGAATGGCCGTTATACAAGATTCAATCCCTGCGTTAAATCCTGCGGTGAATGGATCACCTTGGGAAAACTTAGAAGACAATGCCTCTCGTATAACCTGTGCCATTGTGACTCTGTACTTCTTTGAGTACTTCTTTAAGTCTGAGATATCTTTGGGTTCTAAATACGTCATTACCGCTTTATATTTAGAAGGTGTCATTTCGTTTCCATTCGTTGTATACATCCATCAGCTCAGTGAATCTCTCCTGCGCTTTCTTGTTGCCGTTGAGTTCAGTCCTTGATTCAATCCGACAGTAGCGACAAATACCATCTGCCGCTCCCGCTTCACCATCCATATCTGTGAGATTGGTGGCCACAAGGAACTGTTGGAAAACAGGGTCTCGGCAGATCATGCCTGCCGTCTTGACCATGTTGTTGTAAGGCACTGCTGACTCATCATCTGCAATGCGTTGTATAGCCACTGCATATCTCGCCCCAACAAAGTCACGCAGAATTTCTTCCGGAACCTCATCGGGGTGCATGGCAAGCGTTAAGATAAAACCTGTGCGGTCTTGCTTTAACGCTATCTTCCTTGCTTCAAAGCTTAGTGCCATCAAAATGGATCTTCTTCGTCTTGGGATTGATGCTCTTGACGGATACCGCCACTCTCTTTAGGAATGAAACGATCCACGGCCAAGGACAGGTATGTCTTCCCGCTTTTATCAACCTTCTTCCATCCTGACAACTTAACCACGTGACACCCATCTTCAATCTTGACATTGGTTAAGTCTTTCATGTTGATATGGATAGTCCCGTAGTAGTCAGGGGACTGAGGGCCTTTCTTAAACTGTGATGGGCGCAGGGATCCGCCATCAGGCTTTTGTTTAAACGCTGTCGTGTATGTCATGTTCATTCCTTTGGTGTTTTTACGTTGAAAAAATAATTCTCTGAATCTTTGATGCGCTGACCTTTGTAGCCAAGTCTCAACATAGCTTCAACAAAAGATTCATTGCAGATGTATTGACCCATCTTTCTTTCGACAAAATGTTTCAAGCCATAACTTGTGATTGTTTTATTAATGGTTTTTCTTGCGGGTGCATTGCCTGCCTTTACCCACTTGATTACCAGTAAAACTTCTTTAGTTACACTAGCCATTTGTTTGCTCCTTGAGTTGTTTAAATTTGAGCTTAAGCTCGGTGAAATGATCCCTAACTGTCGCATAGAGATCGGGGTGTGAACGCTTTAACGCATCCAATTCGGTTTGATTGTTCTTCCAGTAGTCCGACAGGTCATTAACGTTTTGTACGTGCCAAGCCTTGTTTGCATACTCGATCATTCCCTCAGCAAAGAGTTCTCTACTGGCATCTTCTTCAGGTGTGCCTGTCACAATCTTCTTGATAGCCTTCTCGACAATGGCTTCTACCTTCGCTGCCTGCTCTTGTTTAAACGCAACATCCGCAGCTTCCTCTGGTACATCCTCTCCTGCATAGATGTAGAGTCCCAAACCATGCAGGCTGACTGCCTTGGTCATGCAACGCATGATCGCAGTGTTGACTGCAAACGCATCAGGGTTGGTGATGGGTTTATTCCTGTAGTCCATGACTGGCAACATACATGTACGGGGTTGGCCAAACATGGTGACGGTGACCCAGACCATGCCTGTGCCGTTTACATCCATGTATGGTTTGCCGTCAAACTGTTCCACGTGAAACACTGCGCTTGGATCAGCTTTTAAAACCTCTGCCCATGCCCACGCCCAACTTAAGTACGTTAAGCCGTTCTTCTTTTCGGTGTGGTCATTGACATTAATCTTCAGTAGATCCAATGGTGAAGTAGGTTTAACTTGTTCTTCGGGTTTCATTTGATTCCATTCTCCAATTTAAAAATTAACAACTCCAACTCATGTTCAATATATTCTTCAATATATTCAACTACATCTTCAGCAGACATTTCTTTCTGCGAAACACCTAACGTTATATCGTCAAGTAATTCGTAAACTCGTTCTGCAAGATCCAAATTGGTTTCATTGCTCTGAGCTACCTTGCTCATTAGTTCCGACCTCCGATTGGTATTGACTACACCATTCGGCAACTCCGCAATAGTTTCCTGTGCATCTGACGGGTTCACCTTTTCTAGTTTCGACATATCCTTTTTCCTTTTCTGCCAACTCTGTGGCTTCTTCGATTGACTTAAATAACTTGATGGCTGTTTTACGGCCTTCCCTCTTTACGGCAAATACAGTCTCCCGCATCCACCTATCCTCATCAGAGCAGAGCGGTAGCTCTTCTCCAAAGTCCTGAAACATCTTGGCATTCCGATGTTGTTCTAATCTGTCCCGAACGTAGGTCTCAGTCTTCACCGCATCCCACATTGGAATATCCACCATGTGAATAGGGGCTTTAGGATATCCATCCTTCTTCTCGTGGCGACTGAAATCCCTGATGAAAGCACAGATCTGAAGTCCAGCAACTTTACGTTTCTTTACCTTCTCAACTAACCATTTATAGACATTCAGTTGTTGTTCCCATTCGATCTTGTCTTGCATGACTGCCCACGCAGAAGTGAACTTGTAGTCAATGATGACGATCCCGTCAGGGGTTTCTTTCTGTAAATCGATCTGTCCAGAGATGGCTATCTCGTCTACATTGATAAATAACCTCTCCTCCTGTATATACCCTTCAGTGATGCCTCGCTCCATTACTACGTGCAAGGCCGACCCTAGCAACTGCCATAGGTTGTCAGAGACATCCTGAACCACCCTATCGCCATACTGATCTTGCAGTCGGCGTATACGTGGGGGTGACATCAATTCAGTTACGCTATACTGCGATGCTCCTTTAGAGTAATATTCCTTTGTCGCTAAAGTCATTAGCGTCTCAGGAACGTTCCATTTGTTAGTAATTTGCATTGACCCTCCTATAGGTGTTGTATGGATGAATTGAATAATATCACTATTGAAAACGAATTGCAAGCACTTTCATTATATATTTTAGGCGAGCCTGCAAGCAAAGCAAACTCACGCAGGATGGTGCGTTTTGGCAACATGTCTCGTTTGATCAAAAGTCAAAAGGCTTTGGATTATTCTGAAATGTTTAAACAGCAATGCAGGCCGCTGGCAACCCTGATGACTGGAGATCTGCGTGTGATCATGAAGATTTATTACGCCTCCCGCCGTCCTGATTTAGATGAGAGCTTGATCCTTGATCTGATGCAGGGATTGATCTATGAGAATGACAGGCAAGTCAAGGAACGCCATGTGTATTGGGGGCTAGACCCTGATAACCCAAGAGCAGAGATTATTGTCGAGGGGATTCCCACCATTGCGCCGATAAAAAAGCCCCGCACTAAGGCGGGGCAAAAGACAACTGCAAGCCTGCAAAGAAAATGAAAATGACTTGCAGGGGAATATTAGCACATATTAGAATAAAGGCACATCAAGAGATGTAGAGATTGGTGGGAAGAAGTCGGTCATTGGCGCTCTGAACTGCAACGTCTGGCCAGCCAGTTGTAGTTAACGCTTTCATCCCGATCCTCCACGCAGGTCATGACTGCAACAGTCTCTACTTCTGTTGGTGTGCAACGGGTTAGCGCCGTTGTAAACTCCTATTTGAGTTTGGAACACAACACACTGCTTTATGTGAAACACCAACAACCCTACGTTTTACTCAGGTACTTCACCTGCCTTTATTTTTGTTATATACTGCGCTCATAGTTAGGTGTGGAAGCCAAACTGAAAGCCGTTAGATCTGATCCCGACCCCGAATGGGGTAGCGTTGCTCACAAAGCAGTGTTCTTCCACCGGGGTCAGTTCTAACGGCTTTTTTTTGTCTCCATTTTTTCTATAACTCATTCACTGGTCGGTTAACAGTAGCGGTGAATGTTTAAACCCCCCACTATGGGAAAGACAAGGAAGCAGGGGTACGGGTGGCGAAGTTAGCGCCCTATTGTCGAACGGCTGACGAGTCACGTGGCTCCGGAGAGCATGGTGTAAAGGGCTTAGGATAGGCTAAGTCCGTCCACCAAAGAGCATCCCCTTGGGGATGCAATGACGGCAAGTAAAGATATGACGGCTAAGACAGGGGGTTATCACTAACCATGCGTAAAGAATTCAGCACGGCACTTCACGATCAGTATGACTCCTACGGCAAGGCCAAGGTTAAGGCTTATTTCATGAAGGCTTACGGGGTTTTCCTGATGGAGAATGAAGACCGCTATGCGGTCGATCTTGTGGCTTACAAAGATGGAAAGAAGTTAGGGTATGTTGAGGTTGAGGTTAGGGAATCTTGGGGTGATAATGAATTCCCGTTTCCCACCTTGCACATCCCTGAGAGAAAAGGTAAATTGTTAAACAATGATTTGAAAACGGTGTTGGTCTCTGTCAACAAAATTGGCACTCGGGCCTTTCTTTGCGATGGTGAGGTTATCCTTGCCTCACCCATCCAAGAGCGCAGTAATAAGTATGTCCAACAGGGTGAGAAGTTTTACCTTGTTGACCCCGCTCTAATTAAACTAATTGAATTGAGGTAAAGAATGGCAACTCGCAATTACAAACAAGAATATGCAACGCAGAAAGAAAGAAATGAACACCCCGACAGGATGGAAAGGCAAAGAGCTAGACGCAAGCTTGATGCCGAGGGGGTAAACAGACAAGGCAAGGACGTGGCACATGTCAAGGCTTTATCAAAAGGGGGCAGTAATAAGGACGGCGTTAAGTTGCAGCCTCCCAGCGTGAATCGCTCGTTTAAACGGAAGTCTGATGGCAGCATGAAATGAATCCCGAGTTCATTGAGCAGTTCCATTTCACCGACACACTCAGGGTTACGTGTCCTGACTGTCGTGATGAGCGTAAGAAATCATCATCAAAAGACATGAGGCTGACCCGTCAACCAGACGGGGCAGTTCTCTACCATTGCCATCATTGCCAAACAAACGGGTCAGTTCAACCCAAGGAGAGATATGTGTCTGCCGTTCCCAACATTCAAGTAGTCAGTAACGCACTGACGACCCCTCACTATGATTACCTCAAGTCGAGGGGGATATCAAAAGAGACCGCAGATAAAATGAAGCTGTTTGCGGCGGATAAGTTCTTCGGTCGTTTAAACAAAACCAGCGCAGCGATCGGCTTTCCGTATTACCGAGACGGCGCTTTGGTGGCGGTTAAATACCGAGCCTTTCCCGATAAAGACTTTACGCAGGAATCAGGGGGAGCGCATGATTTCTTTGGAATAGATCACGTGGTTAAGGGTAAACCCTTGATCATAGTAGAAGGTGAAATCGATGCCCTGACCCTCATGGAGGCAGGGGTAGAGAACGCAGTCTCAGTTCCTAGCGGTGCTCCCATCAAGGTAGCGGATGGCAAGGTGTCGCCATCAGAAGACAAAAGATTTGCCTTTGTGTGGAACGCTAGGGAAGTTATTGATTCTGCGCCTTATGTGATTATCGCCACCGATCAGGACACCGCAGGACAAGCGTTGGCTGAAGAGTTGGCAAGAAGGATAGGTAAAGACAAATGTCGGCTGGCCAAGTTCGACATGAAAGATTTAAACGAGGTATACCTTGATGACCCCTTTCGGATAGAAGATATATTAAACAACGCCACGCCCTACCCAATCGCAGGGTTGTCCACGGCCGAGACCTACATGGAGCGTTTAAACGACCTGTACGCAGCGGGAACGGGTAAAGGCGCTTCAACTGGCTATTCTTCGCTGGATAACGTTTACACGATAGCGACATCACAGTTGTCCGTGGTTACTGGTTATCCTTCTTCAGGCAAGTCCAACTTTGTGGATCAACTGATGGTCAACTTGGCCAAGAACGATGACTGGAAGTTTGCAGTATGTTCGTTTGAGAATCAGCCCGAGATCCACATCTCAAGGCTTATGGAGATCTACACCAAGAAAAGGTTTTTTGATGGCAAAGAACGGATGACTCAGGAGGAAAAGGATCATGCGTTTAAATGGGTCAACGAACATTTCCTGTTTATCGATACAAACGGGGAAGAACCAAGTACATTGGAATCCATTCTTGAACGGGCAAAGGTGGCGGTGAAAAGAATGGGGATACGGGGTATGGTGATTGACCCGTACAACTACATCGATTTAAACAGGGAATCGACCGAGACCGAAGCTATTTCCAATATGCTATCCAAGGTTCAAAGGTTTGTTAAAAGGCACGACATTCATTGTTGGTTCGTAGCTCACCCCTCCAAAATAAACCGCAGTGGTGTGGAACAACCAAGGCCTGACGGCATGGCTATATCAGGATCAATGGCATGGTGGGCTAAGACAGATTGTGGAATCACAATCCACAGAAAGGATAACTATGTAGAGGTGGCAGTTTGGAAATGTAGGTATAGATGGGTGGGTACGCAGGGGGAAACGACCCTTCTATATAACAAGACATCGGGCACATACTCCGAGAACCTCGACACCTTCTAGCTCATGGGGTGAGCCTTGTTTAAACGCAAGGCCGCCCGCCAGAAAGAACTCGTCCCAGGAACAGTTGTTTAAACGCATTCCCTGGAGATAACAGCGGTCTTCTGTTTAAACGCACAATCCTGGGAGAGAATTGACAGCGGCTGCTGGTGGTATGTTTAAACGGCATCTTCTGGCAGAACATCCAGATCCCGCTTCAGGATTTGTTTAAACGATCCATCGCATTCACCCAAAAAAAAGCGCCCCGAAAGGCGCTTAACTATTTACATTTATATACCGCTCCAAACATTGTCTTGTACTGGCCAAAGGCACGTGGGTTTCGGTCAAACCCCATCTTGTAAACCCACCAATGGCCATCGTACTTGATGTATTTCTCCCCCTTTTTGACCTCCATGTCAGAGTTAATAAGCTCAACGATGTGATCGTATTTGTATGTCTGCTTTAGGAAATCGGGGTCACGGCACGTCAGGGCTTTAACCTTCAATGCATGGGCTTTGTTTTAGGTGCGACAAGCTCGTCATAGAGGACAGAAGAGTAGTTCAGGAAGTCTTCCCTCGTGACGTTGTTGTCTCTCATGATGTTTAAACAAACACTCATAAGGGTAGCAAAGGCGACCTCCTGCTCTATTTCGTTTTCGATCAACAGGTCAACGACCTTGTCATTTAGCTCAACGATTTGTTTTAATGGATTCATATGTTTTCCCATTCAATAAATTGGCAATTTTCTCTGCGTCTTCTTTTGAATCAAAGACGGCCATTTTTTGATAACTGTATATGCCGTTTAAACATACACTGCGGCCAACCTCGTATGACTCGTCTGTATGATCCTTGGCGAACACCTTCCATTCTGAATTCATATGCCCTCCACTCGTTTTACCAAGTCCATTGCATCGGGCTCATAGGGTGCGAGCGCCTTGATAATGTCGTACATCTGAGGGGCGAGGGCAATCATTCTCGCATTCTCCCTCTGTGCCTCGATGGTCAAAATCTTAGATGAGCAGTCGGCAATCCTTACGTCTCCTGCCTGCGTGTATTCCCACACTGTATTTTTATCGGGCGAACCGATCCACCATTGTTTAAACATCATGCTCTCCAAAAAATAAGGTCTAATAAAATCACGGCAAACGCAAGTACGTATGCCAACGTCAATGCCCAAGAATCATCTACTGGTCTCATTCTTCTATCTCCCATAATCTGTTTTTAAATTCAGTGATCAATGCCTCGTCTGACATTTTGTCATAGGCAATCCCAAACCGCAGAATGTAATCCAAGTATTCCACGTCATCATGTTGCATGGCCTGACGCACTGTCTCAATGTCATCCTCGACCAATCGGTCAATCATTACTTGTCTGTTCATTTAATAATCCTCCTCGATTTGCTCGTCCACGTCTGACTGGTCATAACCTGTCAGGATCTCAGGCCGATAACGGCTCAACACCTCATCAACACACCTAGAGCATACCCTCGCAAGAGGGATGTTCCGAGCGTCTGTCTCCCACCATGACTCATCTGTAGAGTGATTGCATCTCATTGTGATTCCCCTAGTACATAATCAATTGCCGAACTAATCACGTCCCAATTGATTCCAATGCACGCATCATGAGAGCGGACAATCACCTCCATTACCCTATGCACCTGAGCAGGCGTGAGGGTGACCCCATCATCCTCGGCCTGCTGAATGATATCCTCATCACACCATGATTCGATGATCTCCCAATTGCCGTTGTTGTCTTGAATTAATTTTGCCATGTTGTTTCCCCCTTATTGAGTTTATTAAGATTGATTACTTCCTTGCGCTTGGCCTGTCTTTTCAGAATGACCCTCGCCCTCGCCCCGTACTTATCGCCCGATTGTGGAGCGCAACAGGGGCAGGCGAACCCCCCGTTGCCCACGACTGAAAACCTCTTGTAAATGCCTTTCATGATTCCCCCTTATGCTACTAGTTTGATTTGTTTAAACGAGGCGTTTGCCAAGTCCCCAATGTCTCTGATACACACGTTGTTCTTGTATACACTCGACACGTCCAACTCGATGCCCACGCCCACTGTTGTGATGCCAAGGTTATTGCCCTGCTTGATCTGACTTCTTACCTCATCCTTCCAACCATTGCCATCTGTCAAGACGAATGCAATCTTACGGGTCTCGGGGCGAGCGTTCAGGATCTCATGGGCATAACGTATCGCAAAGTAATCATTAGTTGAGTAGTTGGTATACAAGCGTGACAAGATCTGCTTGGCCTTGGCCACTGGGGTGTTGAATGGGACAAGCACTGAGGTGCGGAAATGAAAGGCAAGGATCTGCACGGCCACGCCTGCCTGAGCGAGGGTCTCATACAATGCCACGCAAGTCTTGACTGCATTTCTCGCCCGTGACGCAGTCATGGATCCTGACGCATCGAGGACAATCACAACCGCAGAATCAATACCGCCCTCTTCATGATGGCGTTTAAACACACGCACATTACCCGTTGCAATTGATGCGAGCGCAGAGGAGTTGATCTGCCCTGCCTTGCGATTCAATTGGAATTCGTCAAGACCTGACTTCTCGAATAGTTGACGCACCTCATGACGCAACTTTGAGGGCACGACCACTGTAGTGTCAATGTTGACCGCTGGGTGAGTGTGATCCCCTGCATCTCCGAGTCCTGCGCTCTTGTCATATGATCCAATGCCTGCCTGACTCTCAGGAACCTCACAATTGGGCTCTGTTTCCCGTGCGTCTTGGCCATCGACTGGGGCGGTCGCCACGCCTTGATCACCCTCGCCTGCACCCTCACCCTCACCCGATCCCGATTGATCGTTTGGAGCGTCTCCTGTGGCCTCCTGAGTGCCCTCCTCGCCCTTGCCTTGACCTTTGCCTTGACCCTTGTCTTGACCTTGTTCGGGTGACTGCTCAGGCAACTGTTTCAATTGCGACATGATCCACTCTGCAATTTTCAAAGTGTCATAGCTTGACTTGGCACTGTCGATGCGAGCGCTCGCCTCATCAAATATTGGAGCGAGTCCCTGTGGCAGTGCGATTCGCTTGGCATAGCGTCTGCCGATGCAGGCGAAGAGCCAAGGATAATTACGGGGGTCATCCATGCCGTCCTCGCCTGCCTCAGCGATCATCTGATTGATCAGCTTGGCGAACACGCCTGCAATGTTGCCTGTCATGCCATCGGCAATCGCTCTGCGCTCGATCCACACGTCCTCGACTGCATTGTGCAGTTGTCTCATGTATTGGGTTGTGGCCTTGACTGAGAAGTCGGTGTATTTGACATGACACAATTCATGGATGACGAACCCAACATATCTGTCGAGAAAAGCCTGAGTCAAGACTGCATCATCTGCCACGTCTGCAAGCTTGACCTCGCCCTGCGAGTTGACGCAGGCAGTGGGGATATTGTCCCAAGTAATCCTACTGATTTTCAATGCACTATTGGCACTGATTTTGTTGAGGATCGACTCAACCCCTGCCTTGAATGTATGACCTCTCATGATTGCACCCCCATGTACTTGTTGAAAATTTCAGCGTTTAAACAGGCAGACCCAATGCCCCGTAAGGCGATGCCCGAGTCCTCGACCTGACGATTGACCATCACTGATTCCCATGCCTCGACCATGCCAAGGTAAGGTACGGCCTGAATGAACCCGATCACTTGACGAATGGATGGTGCATCGAGTATGTCCCCCGTCTCGACCTTGGCACGTGCGGTATGCACGGCCTTGATCACGTGAGTGGCCACTTCCCGATGGCATCCTGTATGCTTGACCACCGCATCGATTTCAAGATGCACGGGCAGGAAAGTAAATTTAATCACGACAGTGAATCGATCGCCCAACGCAGAATTAGTAGTGCGTGTCCCTGCATATCGGCCAGTGGTGTCACCATTGAGCAAAGTATTGTCTGCCCCGAAAATCATCACGCCCTCGGCCTTGCTCCACACCTGACCCCCGTATGTCACCTTGGCATTGGGTTCGAGAAAACCATTCAAGGGTGCTAACTCACCCTGATCTGCGTTGGTGATCTCATCAAGCAGGATCACTGTCGAGGGGGCAGTGTAAGCAGTGAGGAAGTCCCCACGTTTAAACACTGTCGCCCCGTTCTCAAGACCCACATCACCCAAATAATCCGATGCAGTGGTGTACTTGTGGAAGTTATAACGCATGAACCCACGGCCTGTACGTGCTGAGAATTGCTCGGCAGTCTGCGATTTCCCTGTGCCCTTCTCGCCCCCGAACCACGTATTGCGACCCGTGTCCTGAGCGAATGCGAGGGTTCGGAGGATCGACTCAGTCCAAATAAAGCAGGGGTCAATTGCAGGGGCAGACGCATCATTGTAGATATCGAATTCAAAGGGGAGGTCGATCCCGAAAACATCAAGGCAGGACTTGCGATCCACTTTGATCACAGGGGTGAGGTTGGCGACCTTGGCCTCAGACCCTGTTGCAATGACGGCCTGTTTAAACGGGGCAAAGGCGTTGTCGATCAGGGTCTCAAGCTTGCGATTGACCTCTGCCTGATCCACTCCAACGCTGACCTCGGCAATGTCGGCCAGTGAGTCCTCAATCCTCTGAATGGCCTTGGACTGCACGTCTAGGGTGTTGGTCAATGCCTTGATTTTCTCGACCGATTCCAACGCCACGGCCTGAGCATTATTGGCCACGGCCTCAAGCGCAGGGTTGGCCGTACTGACAACGGGGGCGAAAGGTAATGCCTGCTTTATGTCATCAAGGGTCAACTTCCCTGCATCGATTTGGCCATCAAGCCATTGGATCATGACTGACTTATCTGTCGGTGGTCTTGGATCACCTGAAAATTTCAGGTAAGCCCCCGTGATTGTGGCGAGTGGCAGGGTCACCATAATTTGTTTGTTGACGATTCCCATGATTTTGATCCTCAAACTAAGGTTAAAGCTTGGCCATCGATCGGGCAGGCAGGCAGGCGAGGGTTGCCATACTGGTCATATGCCCACTTGGCAGTCAGGCGAATGGTATAACCGCAGGCACACATGGCCTTGAGCATCCTAGTGCCCTGCGTCTTGCGTGTGGCGTATGACAGTTGAGCGTGAGGGTAGTCACCGAGTGACTGAATGATTGCCCCGTAGCGTGTCATGAAGTCGAGCGCACCCGATGTGGCCTTGTATCCACGGGTTGCAGAGGGGACTAAGCCCATTGCATCGGCAATGCGTTTAAACATTGCACCATGATTCATTGCCCCGTTCGTGGTGTGGCAAAGCTCATGGATCACACACTCAGCGACTGCCTGCGGATCGGCCAACTCGGGGGAGATTAGAATCTCATAGTGGTTATCGCCACTATTTTGGCAGGGAAAGCACTCGCCAATGGCACGTGAGCGCTTGGCGTTGAGAGGGAAACCGCAGGTGATGCGAATGGCCTGTGGTAAGGGTGACCCGTAAAGGTCAAACATGGGTCGCAACTCTTGAATGAGTGCGACAAGATACTCTTCACGTGTTGAAAACATAAAGTCCTCCAAAAGTAGTGCGACATTGCACTGATAAGCCCGTGGGGCTTACCGCTGAAATGTCAATCTAACAATGTGTGTAAGAATTTCTGATCGGCCATCGGCATGACGCACACAGAGAACGGGTGCTTATTGGCATAAGCTTTAAGCCTTGCGAGATTCTCAGCGGTGGGGTTGGCCTTGTATTTGTCTAGAATTTTCTGCATTTTATTTACTCCTGTTTAAACTGCTTACCTACCTACAACGCAATGATATCACTATCGGTTGACAAGGTGCAAGTAATATTTTAATTTATTTTATCTGAGGGCAATCCAAGGACATATATATTAGAGCACGGCCTGCACTGCGTTTGTGTATCTAAGTATTCATTTTGAGTTTAAGCATAGAATGTGCCAAGGGTCAATAACTTAACATAATCAGACCGATTTAAACGGCCTACAATCGATTTTCAGGGTCTCAGGCTACCTTACCATTGGAAAATAATTTTAAGCGCTCCTGAGCGATCCTAGTGGATATCAGAAACCAAAGTATTACAGGCCATTTCAGTGTACTATAGGTTTAGAATTTAAGGCATTTCAACGGCAATTGAGTACTAATACTGTAATGTGCATAAAGCTGGGTGTAATCAGTGGATAAGTGATACTGTATAGAAAACCTGTTGATAACATCCTGTGGATAACTTTGAGTTATGCACACCTGTGGATAAGCTGTTGACAAGAACGGCACTGTAATTACAATCAGGGTTAGTCAGTGTTCAAGGTGATTACTACGGGGAGTGTTTAAACATGGGTAAGACAACCAGTGAAGAGTACTTGGCCAAGCTTGAGGAGCTTGAGTCGAGCGAGGAGATTTTGGAAACGGGGGAGATGAGCGAAGCTGAACGGATGGCAATGCTCGCAGATAAACCAAAGGTGAGAAGAGACGGCAATGTAGTGGGATCAATGCATAAGAGAGAACGGCCATTGACGGCCTCTCAGATCGCATTCAGCAACTGCCTTATCAGAGGGGCGACTCTCAAAGTCGCCTATCGGGAGGCCTACCCTAATTCAAAGGCTAACGATGCCTGTGTGATGTCCAACGCCAGTAAGCTTGCAAAGGATATCAGGATCAAGAGACTGGTCAATGATGGGGTTGAAGAGACCATCGAACACTTGAGTGAGGATGTGGCAGGGACTAAGCGATACGTGCTGAAACAATTGTTGGCACATAGTAAGGAGGCAAAACAGGAAGGCACTAAATTAAAGGCACTGGAACTACTGGGCAAGTCTGTCGGCCTCTTCATTGATAAGACTCAAGCAGAGATTAAGCAGGCAACACCTGATGAACTCAAACGGGAACTGGCCACACACTTGAAACTACTCAACAACGTGCGTCCTCTTACTGGTATCAAGGCCGTGTAAACGCAAGCGTGTAAACAGGTGGCACGTGTAAACGGGGTGTGGCCGTGACCCACTATACCCCGACCCCCATCCCTAGCCAGCTACCACCCTGCCAGCCTGTACGCTCTAATCCCCACAAACAAATACCCCACCCCCTCAAATAGAACGTTCTCATCCCAAATTCCATTTCAATACCCCGGGGGTATATATATTTTCAAAAAGGTCTTGTGAACGTTCTGTAATACGTTTACACTACTGATTGTTTAAACAGGAAGTGAGAAGCATAGAATATGCGTATAGGAGCAAAGCGATGACTGAGAAGGATCAGCTCATATTAGATTTCATTAAAGCCTACATTAAGTTGCATGGCGTAGCGCCGTCTTATTCTGTAATAGCCCGTGGCGTGAATAAGCAGTCTAAGTCCAATATACATAGGGTGGTACATAAATTAATAGATGAGGGCAAGATAGCCATGAAGCCTCATAAGGCAAGAAGTATTAGGGTGACGGACAGATCTGTAAAAGCTATGGTTAATCTATGAGAGCAATGTTATGACATTGCTCACCAAAGATGAGATATCAGCCTACTTATCTATTGTGGATAAGGTGGATGAGAATGAGCAGAATAAGATTAGGCAGTTGTTAGAATATGACAGGGTAGAAAGATGCCGTGAGTCTTTTATATTCTTTGCTTCTCAGATGTGGCCTGTGTTTATATCGGGTAAACATCATCAGATCATGGCTGATGCTTTTGAGCGTGTAGCCGCAGGAAGTCTTAAGAGATTGATCATCAATATGCCTCCAAGGCATACCAAATCAGAGTTTGCCTCATTTCTTTTGCCTTCATGGTTTCTGGGTAAGTTTCCAGAAAAGAAGATCATACAGACAGCACACACCGCAGAACTAGCCGTAGGCTTTGGCAGGAAAGTTAGGAACCTTGTTTCATCGGATGTTTATGGAAGAGTATTTGATACAAAGTTATCGTCAGATAGTAAAGCGGCTGGAAGATGGAACACTCATTTGGGTGGCGACTATTTTGCTATCGGTGTTGGCGGCGCTGTTACAGGTAAAGGGGCTGATCTTTTAATCATAGATGACCCTCATTCGGAGCAGGAGGCCAAGCAAGGTAACCCTGCGGTGTTTGATCAGGTATATGAGTGGTATACATCTGGCCCTCGGCAGCGTTTACAGCCGGGAGGAGCCATCATTATTGTGATGACTCGCTGGTCTAAGAGAGATTTGACAGGCCAAATCCTCAAGAATCAGGTAAAAGAAGGCGTAGATCAGTGGGAAATCATTGATTTTCCTGCTATTTTGCCTTCAGGAACCCCTCTTTGGCCGGGATTTTGGTCTAAAGAAGCCTTAGAAAGCCTTAAATCTGAACTTCCAGTGTCTAAATGGGAAGCGCAGTATCAACAAAACCCCACCTCCGAGGAAGGGGCAATTATTAAAAGGGATATGTGGAAAATATGGCCAGATGAATATCCTCCGGCATGTGATTACATCATCCAAAGCTGGGACACGGCCTTTGAAAAGAACAACAGGGCCGACTTCTCAGCCTGTACAACGTGGGGGGTGTTCTATCATCCCAATTCCCAAGGCGTTTCTAAGGCCAATATCATCATGTTGGATGCGTTTAAGGAGAGGATGGAGTTCCCAGATCTCAAGAAGAAGGCTCTTGAGATGTTTAAACAATGGAACCCAGATACATTAATCGTTGAAAAGAAGGCCGCAGGAGCGCCGTTAATCTATGAATTGAGAAAGATGGGAATCCCGCTTTCTGAGTATACACCGAGCAAAGGAAGCGATAAGATAGCACGTGTAAACGCAATATCCGACTTGTTTGCATCCGGCGCAGTATGGTGTCCAGATACAAGATGGGCCGATGAGGTCATGGAAGAGCTGGCCGCATTCCCCAATGGAGACCATGACGACTTGGTTGACTCAAGTTCTCAAGCTCTGTTGCGTTTCAGACAAGGAGGGTTTATCACCATCGATTCAGATGAAGAAGATGAACCTATCTACCACAGACGTAAATTGGAGTACTATTAATGAGTATCGATAAAGCTTTATATTCGCAAGGCATAGCCTCTGAACCTGATTTAGAAATTGAGATTGAGAACCCTGATTCGGTATCCATCGATACAGGGGATGTAGAAATAACCCTAGAACCCGGTCAGGACTTGGGCGGGGATTTTGATCAAAACTTGGCCGAAGTTCTAGATGATAGAACTCTACAGTCCATTGGTTCGGAACTAATCTCCCTCGTGGACGCAGATATCAATAGCCGTTCAGATTGGGCTGAGTCCTACGTCAAAGGCCTTGAGGTATTGGGTTTGAAGTATGAGGAGAGGACAGAGCCTTGGAATGGAGCCTGTGGAGTTTATTCAACTGTATTGACTGAAGCTGCGATTAGGTTCCAAGCTGAGTCAATTATGGAGTCATTTCCTGCTGCTGGGCCTGTCAAGACTGAAATCTTTGGAACCCCGACAAAAGAGAAGGATGATGCTGCGGCTCGTGTCGAAGAAGACATGAACTACAAGATTACCGAGAAAATGCCGGAATATAGACCAGAACATGAACGCATGTTATTTGGACTAGGGTTATCCGGATCTGGCTTTAAGAAGGTTTATGATGACCCTGTGCTAGGAAGACAAGTGTCTCTCTATGTCACCGCAGAAGATATCATTGTTCCATACGGCGCTTCAAGTCTTAGAACCACAGAACGTGTAACGCACGTCATGCGGAAAACCAAAAATGAACTCAAGAAACTACAAGCAACAGGGTTTTACAGGGATGTTGATTTGGGTGAACCCCAAAACATCATGTCCGACATTGAGAAGAAGAAAGCCAACCAGCAAGGCTACAAAGCTCTTGATGATGATCGCTATCAGTTCCTTGAAATCTGCACAGACTGGGACATCGATGGATTAGAAGAGCTGGATGAGAATGGAGAGCCATCAGGCATCGCAGTTCCTTATGTGATCACCATAGATCGTGGCACAGGTAAAGTCCTGTCTATCTACAGGAACTGGAAGGAAGATGATGAAAAGAAACTACCCCGCCAGCATTTTGTGGATTATTGCTACATTCCGGGCTTTGGCTTTTATGGCCTCGGTCTTATACATATCATTGGCGGTTACGCTCGTGCTGGGACTTCCCTTATTCGCCAATTGGTTGATTCAGGGACATTGTCGAATTTGCCGGGCGGACTCAAAACCCGTGGCGCAAGAATCAAAGGAGATGACACCCCTATCGCCCCCGGTGAATTCAGGGACGTAGATGTCCCCAGCGGAGCAATCAAAGACAACATCATGCCGCTTCCTTACAAGGAGCCGTCTGCAACTTTGTTAACCCTGTTGAATCAAATCACTGATGAAGGACGCAGATTAGGTTCTATTGGTGATCTTCAGATTTCTGATATGTCGGCCAACGCCCCGGTAGGGACAACCCTAGCATTGCTTGAGCGTACATTGAAGACCATGTCTGCCGTGCAGGCCCGTGTTCACTACTCCATGAAACAAGAGTTCAAGCTCTTGAAGAACATCATTGCAGAGTATGCACCGTCAAAAGAAGAGTTTGATCCCGAGCGTGGCGACCATTTTGCCAGCCGGGAAGATTATGAAATGGTGGATGTTATCCCCGTATCCGATCCCAACTCCTCCACAATGGCGCAGAGGATTATGCAGTATCAGGCCATCATGCAGTTGGCACAAGGCGCACCGCAGATCTATAACCTACCCAATCTCCACAGGCAGATGATTGAGGTATTGGGGGTTAAAAACGGCGAGAAGCTGGTCTTGACGGAAGATGATGAGATGCCCAAAGACCCCGTCAGCGAAAACATGGGATTCCTCAAAGGAGAACCCACCAAAGCCTTCATGTATCAAGACCATGATGCCCATATTGCAGTGCACACAACCTTTATGCAAGATCCCTCTATTGCGGCACAGATGGGTCAAAACCCAATGGCCCAACAGATGCAGGCTGCGGTCATGGCTCATATTGCAGATCACTTGGCCTTCCAGTATAGGAAGCAGCTAGAAGATCAGGTTGGAGTGTCCCTGCCAGCGCCCGGAGAAGATCTACCGCCCGAGACGGAAGTCCAACTATCCAGATTAGTTGCTCAGGCAAGTACCCAGCTTCTCCAATTGAACCAATCCAAGGCAGCGCAGGCACAGGCCCAACAACAAGCGCAGGATCCATTGATCCAAATGCAGCAACAAGAATTGCAACTCAAGCAGCAAGAATTGCAGAGTAAATCACAGAAGATGCAATCTGATACCCAGCTGGCACAAGCCAAGCTTCAATTGGAACAGCAAAGAATCCAAATTGAACAACAGAGAAATCAGCTCCAAGCGCAGTCTGAATCACAAAGAGTTCAGTCTCAAGCTGAGATCCAGATCAAAAAAGACCAGCAAACGATGCAAATGGAGATCATGAAACTCCAAGAGCAGGCAAGACAGGCTAACCAGAAGATTCAAACAGAGCTGTTTAAACGAGGTAAATGATGGAAGAAAAGATACTCAAGCATTTGCTAACCGAATTAAGAGAGAAGGAACGTTCCCTCTCAATGAGTCTAGGTGACGGGGGGGCCTCGGACTTCCCCGCTTACCGAGATATGTGCGGCCAGATTAGGGGTCTCTTGTACGCACAGAATTTAATCACAGACCTCTTACGAAAAATGGAGCAAATAGACGATGAGTGATCTTTTAATCAGCGATGGAGAGGCAACGACTACTCTCCCAGACAACGCAGAAGACAAGGCAAAACAATTGCCTGATCCAGTTCGTTTTCAAATTCTTACAGTCTTACCCGAGATTGATGATGAATATGAAAGCGGATTGGCTAAAGCTAAAACCACAATACATTATGAAGAAGTGCTTTCGCCAGTACTATTTGTAGTGAAACTTGGCCCAGATGCTTACAAAGATCCAACCAGATTCCCATCTGGCCCATCCTGTAAGGTTGGCGATTTCGTTATCGTCCGTCCCAATACAGGTACACGACTCAAGATTCATGGCAAAGAATTCAGGATCATTAACGATGATTCTGTTGAAGCCGTGGTTCAAGATCCCCGTGGTATCAGTCGAGCATCATAAGGAGGCATCATGACAGACCAAGTTGAATTCACATTCCCCGATGAAGCGGAAGAGAAGCCCACTCGTCTAGGCAGTAAGGTTGTAGAACCTGAACCCGAGATTGAGATTGTTGACGATACCCCGCAAGAGGATCGCAATCGTAAGCCTATGGCTTCTCCACCCGTAGAACCCACGGATGAAGAGCTAGAAGGTTATACAAAAAAACAACAAAGCCAGAAGGTAAGAGAGTTTGCCAAGGGTTATCACGAAGAAAGACGGCAAAAAGAGGCTGCTTTACGTGAAAGAGAACAGGCTTTAAACATTGCGAGGGCTGTTTATGAAGAGAATGAACGGCTAAAAAGCACAGTAAATGTCAGTCAAACGGCCTTTATTGACCAAGCAAAACGCAATGTAACCAGCGAAATGGCTGAGGCAGAACGTCTTTATAAGAAGGCGTATGAGGAAGGTGACTCTGAAGCGTTGCTAAAAGCTCAAAAAGAATTGACCAACGCAGCCTTAAGAGCTGAGAAAGTTAACAATTTTAAGCCTACCCCTTTACAGCCAGCGCCAAAAGTAGTACAAACTAGTCACCCGCAGGCAGATCCTAAAGCCCAAAGTTGGCAACGCAACAACGATTGGTTTGGACAGGATGAGGAAATGACCAGTTTGGCCCTAGCGGTGCATACAAAACTGGTTAATTCGGGCGTTGACCCGCAGAGTGATGAATACTATCAACGTTTAGATAGTCGAATTCGTCAAGTTTTCCCGGATAAGTTTGAGTCTGAGGAAACCGCTGATACGAGGCAGCGCCCTAAATCAAATGTCGCTTCTGCGTCTAGAAGTGTGGCTCCTAAAAAAATCACATTGTCTGCGTCAGAGGTAAACATTGCCAAGCGACTGGGCATTCCATTGGAACGCTACGCTCGTGAGGTTGCTCAACTAAGGAGAAATACAAATGGCTGATAATCGTGCAAGCCGTGACACCGAGTCACGCAATCAATTTCAACGTCCTCAATCGTGGAGAGCGCCTGAGATTTTACCCATGCCTGACCCAAGACCGGGTTGGACACATCGATACATTCGTATCGCCATGATGGGAAAAGACGATGCTCAGAACATTTCTTCTAAGTTCAGAGAAGGATGGGAACCCGTGAAAGCGGAGGAATATCCAGAACTGATGATCCAAGCAGCCCAAAGCGGTCAGTTTAAAGGCAATATTGAAATCGGTGGATTGTTGCTTTGCAGAATTCCAGAAGAGTTTATGAAACAGCGGGATGCTTATTACAACTCGCAAAACAAAGCGCAGATGGATTCAGTAGACAATACATTCATGAGAAACAATGATCCAAGAATGCCTCTCTTCAAAGAGAGAAGTTCAAAGGTTACTTTCGGTTCAGGTACTTAATTTAACAAGGAGTCCTTAAATGGCTTATCCAACTGTCTCGGCCCCATACGGCCTAAAGCCAGTCAGTGAGTTCGGCGGTTTGCCCTATGCAGGGTCAACTCGCATGTACCCCATTGCGACTGGTTATTCCAGCAATTTGTTCTATGGTGACATAGTCCAATTGTCTGGTGGTTCTGTTGTCAAAACCTCAATGGATGCGACATCATCACCCGGTACAGCAGTAGCTGGAACTTTGGGCGTTTTCCTTGGTTGTGAATATGTTAATTCATCTAAGCAAACCGTTAGAGCGCAATATTTTCCTGCCAACACCGTCTCCGACTATGCAGTAGCATACATCGTTGATGATCCTAGAGTGCTGTTGAAAGCTGCGTTGACTGTTCAAGGTACATCCTTGGCCAACACCGGAACTACCATTGGCTATGCTAACCCTAACTTTATTGGTACAAACTTGTATGCCGTCACTGGTAATACAGGATCCACCAATACAGGTAACTCAGCATTGGCTTTGTCTGGTGGCGTGATCAGCTCAGGTACATCTGGTAACACCCGTGTTACTTCAGGTTTGCCCTTCCGTGTTGTAGGCGTTGTTCAAGACACAGCATATACAGTCCAAGCCACTGGATCCACATCAGGTTCTAGCGCAACTTTGACTCTAACTGCTGCAAATACAGCAATCAGCCCCGGAATGCAATTAATTGCTCCTAGCGGTACAGGTTCAGCTCAAGGTAACTACATCACAGTTACCAACATCAGCTCAACAACTGTTACTTTGTCTAGCGCAGTTACCCTTGCATCTGGTTCAGCACTTTCTTTCGTTGGTTATCCAGAAGTTCTAGTGGTTTGGAACCAAGGCTTCCAAGGTATGACTAACGCCACTGGCGTATAAGGAGTAATTTAAAATGGCAATTTCAAGAGCACAACTATTGAAGGAACTCCTCCCGGGCCTGAACGCATTGTTCGGTTTGGAATACGCCCGTTACGGCGAAGAGCACAAAGAAGTCTACGAAACAGAGACTTCAGAGCGTTCTTTTGAAGAGGAAACAAAACTGTCTGGTTTCTCAGCAGCACCAGTCAAAGGCGAGGGTTCAGCCATCGCTTATGACAATGCTCAAGAGGCATGGACAACTCGCTATAACCACGAAACCATTGCCCTTGGTTTCTCAATCACCGAAGAGGCGATTGAAGATAACTTGTATGACAGCCTAGCCGCTCGTTATACAAAGGGTTTGGCCCGTGCTATGGCTTACACCAAGCAAGTTAAAGCAGCAGCCGTTTTAAATAACGGATTCAACTCTGCTTATGTTGGTGGTGACGGCGTATCTTTGTTCTCTACAGCTCACCCTTTGGTGAACGGTGGAACAAACTCCAACACTCCTACTACCCAAGCTGACTTGAATGAAACCTCTCTTGAGAGCGCAGTCATTCAGATCGCCGCTTGGACAGACGAGCGTGGTCTTTTGATCGCTGCCAAACCCAAGAAGTTGATTGTTCCTCCTTCACTACAATTCGTCGCAACTCGTTTGCTAGAGACGAAATTGCGTGTTGGTACAAACAACAATGACATTAACGCTATCGAGAACAATGGTTCAATATCCGAAGGCTATTGCATGAACCACTTCTTGACAGACGTTAATGCATGGTTCTTGACCACTGACGTGCCTAACGGTATGAAGCACTTTGAACGTACTCCTCTCCAGAATTCAATGGACGGGGACTTCGACACAGGCAATGTAAGATATAAAGCTCGTGAGCGTTATAGTTTCGGCTGGTCTGATCCCCTCGGAATCTGGGGTTCTTCAGGATCATTCTGATCTAGATAAAAAAGGGGGGCTAAAAACCCCCTTTTTTGTTGACGTTGTTTAAACATAATGGTATAAATGGAATATCTAGGATTTTTATGCATACCGCCAGCCCGCCTAGGGGTTATGTGCAATCAATTGGTATGCTACTTATTGCAAAGGAGTTATCATGGCACGTGCAACGTTTGAAGGCCCAGTCCTATCTGGCGACAATAGATTTGGCCCCCTACGCAATGTAGGATATGCACAATTGGTGCAGAACGTAGACTTGGATGTATCTAACGCAACTGTTGGATCATCAACATACGCAGGCGGATCTGGACAATTTGTGGCTTCCAATGGCGTACCTAACGTCAATGGCGTGGTGTTTACACCATCATCTACAGTTTATCCTTCTGTAGCTCAAACAATTCCTGCTGATTCAGCAACCAACGTCTATCGTGGCGCTGTATTCTATTTGCCCACAGGCGCAGATCTAGATGATATCTTCTTAGATATTGCCACTGTATTTGCAGTCGCTGGTGGTTCAGCTTCTTTGACCAGTGTTCAGTTCTTGGTTTCCAATAACTACACAGCCGCAGCAGGCACAGCCGCTTACTTCACAACTGGAGTAATCACATCAAACGCAGTTGGCCGTCAGTCTTTGTCTACCTTTACTGGTACACAAATTACCAACCAATCAGCAACATCGACCGACATCCTTCAAGGAAATGGTCAGCCTAACTTGTCTCAAGTTGTGGTAACCATTGCTTTGGTTGGTACAGCGTTGAATACACGTACAAGCTTGACAGGACAGTTGAACGTAACATTGCGTTATACACAGCCTGACAACAACATTGGTACATTGACAACTTACCCCTACGGTAACTTTGATTAATCTTCTAGGGGCTTCGGCCCCTATCTTTAACCTTTAAGGAGATTAATCATGACAATGCAATATGACGTAAAGTCGGTAACAGCCACGACTTTTCCTGCTCAATTGTTTACTGGCAGAACTAG